CAACGCCCGGTACATGCGCAAGGAGGAATACGACCGGCTGGTCGCGAACGTGCGCCGCGACGGGTGTCTCACCTCCGTCCCGTTGATCTACGGCGGCGGGGACTACCCCGAAGGCCAGGAAGCGAACCTCGACTTCGCCACCGTTCAGGTCGTGTTTCTGCCGCCCGAATTGGTTACCGCCCGGGAAGCCCTCGACGCCGCCCGTGCCGGGGCGGACGAAACGTGGCTGGCCGCCCGGGCCGACTACGACGCGACGATGGAGGCGCTTCTCTCGGCCCACGCCGCCCACAAGGTCGGGAACATCGCGACCGCCCTCCACGTCGTCCTGACCGTCTTTGAACGGCACCTCACCGACCTGCAGGACGGCTACCAGGACGCCGACGGCGAACCCATCCACAAGGGCGACGTCGGCCTGGAAACCGTGTTCGGCAGCCGCACCGTGCCAGCCGCCACCGCCGCGGTCATCAACCGGGCTGTCAAACGGGCCGCCGAGGTCGACGACATCCCCAAGGGTCCCGGCCACGGCTGGCAACTGTTGGAGAAGCTGGCCGAGGCCTACCTGGCCGGCCTCGACGCCGACCGGCAGGCCCGGCGGCGGGAGGAGCCCCAATGACCGTCGGCCAGCTCCCCGTCCTCACCCTCGACCCGGACCTGGACCCATGGGACCGCCACGAGCCCAGGGAGACGACCCGGCGATACAGCCAGTTCCGCACCTACCTGGACGCCGGCCGGGGCCGGACCCTGCGGAAGGTTGCCGAAACCCTTGCACTCCACCCGGCCTACGTGCGCGCGGTGGCGGCCGCCTACCGGTGGGTGGAGCGGGCCGAAGCATGGGACCGGCACCGCGACCAGATGCACGAGAAGGTTTGGCTCGAGGAGCGGCGCCGGGCCGCCGAGAACGACAGCAAGATCCTCGGCGCTGCCGTCGGGAAGATCGCCGACCGGCTCCGTTCCCTCCGGGCGGACGACCTGACCAACAGCGACCTCATTCGCCTGCTCGACGTGGTTCTCCGGCAGCGGCGGGCGCTGTTCGGTGACCCGCAAACCATCGCGTTGACCGGCCTGGACGGCAGTCCCCTCACCGTCCAGTTGGCCGAGTTCGCCGGCATGTCCGTCGACCAGCGGCGCCAGACCATCTCCGGGTTGGCCGCCGACGTGCAGCGGCGCATCGCCGCCGCCAGAGGCGAAGAAGACGATGACCCTGGCCCCGACTAGCCGGGACCCCACCGACGCCGACGTGCACGACTACGCGGCCCTGACCGCTGCGAAACAGGCCCTCGCCCAGGACCTGAAACGGGGCCCGGCCACGATGGCCCTCGGGCTGGATCCCGAGTACCGGATGCGGCCCCACCTGCGGGTCATCGCCGATGCCATAGCCGGTGTGTTGGCCGGCTGGTATGACCGGCTCCTGATCATCACGCCGCCCCAGGTCGGCAAGTCAACCTTGGTGGGGGAGTGGGGGCCGTTCTGGTGGTTGACCTGCCGGCCCCGCGACGACATCGTCATCGCCTCGTACGCCGCTGACCTGGCCGAGACCAGGTCGAAGGGCATCCAGCAGCACATCGCCGACTACGGCGCCGAGTACGGGCTGATGATGAAACCGGGCTCCGAGTCGGTCCACGACTGGCGGCTGACCTCGAACGGGCACCTCCGCGCGGTCGGGGTCGGGGGCGGGTTGTCCGGTTTCCCCGCGAACCTGATCGTGGTCGACGACCCCCACGCTGACCGGGCCGCGGCCGAGTCGCCGCGCATCCGCAACGGCGTGCACGACTGGTGGTCGTCCACCGCGTCGACCCGGCTGCAGCCTGACATGGGCGCCGTCATCGCGATCATGACCCGGTGGCATGAAGACGACTTCGCCGGGCGCCGGCTCAAGGAGGAGGGCCGGCTTGAGACGGGCGGGAGGTGGAAGGTGGTCCACCTGCCAGCCTTCGCCGACCCGAAGTTCGGCAAGGACCCGCTCGGCCGCGACCCGGGCCAGCCCCTGACCCACCCGAAGATCCCCACCCGGGACGGGGCCCGGCTGGTCGCCTGGTGGCAGGAGAAGAAACGCACGTCGATGGTCCGGGACTGGCACTCCCTCTACCAGGGCGACCCGCAACCCGCGGCCGGTGCGCTCGTGTCCGAAGAGCTGCTGCGTCTCATCCGCGACACGGTCACCGACGTCGAACCGCAACGCATCGCCGTGGCGGTTGACCCGTCCGGCGGCGGCCGCGACACCGCCGGCATCGTCGGCGGGTTCCTGGGCGAAGACGGCCGGCTGTGGATCACCGACGACCGGTCCGGGGTCATGTCGTCTGACGCCTGGTCGCTGGCGGCGTGCCATCTCGCGTACGAGATCGGCGCCGCCTCGTTCGTGGTGGAAACCAACTACGGCGGCGACATGGCCGCCCTGGTGTTGCGGACCGCGTGGAAGACCCTGCAAGACGGGCACGTCGACCCGGCCACCGGGGAACGGTGGTCCATCCCCGCCGACGAGTTGTGTCCACTGGTGCGGGTGGTGCGGGCCAAGCAGGGCAAGCTGCTGCGGGCTGAGCCGATCGCCCAGCAGATGATCCTTGACCGGGTCCGGCTGTACGGCATCTTCCCCGACCTGGAGCGGGAATGGGCCACCTGGCAGCCCTCCGACCCGATGTCACCCGGCCGGATCGACGCCTCCGTGTACCTGGCCTACCACCTGCTGCCGATCCCGTCGACGGGGGTCCAGTTCGCCACCCCGTCCGGGTCGATGCCGTCGAGCTCGGCCTCGCCGCTGGCCGGGGCCGGGGCCGGCACGACCGGCCTGTCACCCCTGGCCTGACCTGCCGGAAGCCTTGCGGTGGAACCCCCCCAACGCCGGAGGATTTGCGGTGATTCGCCCCTATAGTCAGGACCATGTCGGTATGGGTGTGGGGCGTGTACGCCCTGGCAGTCGCACGCCTCACAGGCCTGATCACCGCCGACGAGATCAGCCGCCCGGCCCGGGACTGGGTCATCGCGAACCTCCCGCCGTACCCGGTGTTCATCGCGGTTGAGTACCTGCTGACCTGCCCCTGGTGTGTGTCCATCTGGGTCGGTGCCGCAACCGTCCTCATGGCGTGGCGGTGGGGTGGGGCGCCCTGGCTCCTGGGCGTGGCCCTCGTGTTGGCCATGAGCCAGATCGCCGGCATGCTCGCACCGCTGGGTCGGGCGGCCCCCGACGACGACGTCGACCAGGCGGCCACCGGCGACGGTGACCGGGCCGCGGTGACGCCGTGACGGTGGCGACGCTGCCCGCGCGGCGCCTCCCCGACCTGGACCAGCGCTGCACCGCCGTCGCCTCCTCCACCGGCTCCCGGTGCCGGCACTGGACCAGCCACGGCACCGACCGGTGCGCAAGCCACGCCCTGACCGCGATCACCCTGCCCGCCCAGTCGGTCACCGCGTCGGTCGCCTCGGTCGAGATGGACGGGGTGGGGTGGCGGACCTGGCGGCCCGGGTCACGCACCTGGCAGGCCGAGGCGTGGCGGCTGTACGACATCACCCCCCAGCTGCGGTTCGTGTGCAACTGGATCGGCAACTCGGTCAGCCGCTGCCGGCTGTATGTGGCCGAGCTGGACGAGTCGGGTGAGGTCACCGGCGAAACCGAAGACCCCGACATCGCGGTCCTGGCCCAGGGCCCGCTCGGGAAGGGCCCCGCCAAGGACGAGGCGCTGCGCCTGCTCGCCATCAACCTGTACGTCCCAGGCGACGGCTACGTGGTCGCCGAAGCCGACGCCGCCCCCGACGGCGACGACCTGTGGTACGTCGTGTCGGGCCGCCAGATCCGCCTGTCCGGCGACCGCATCATCATCCGCCGGTCCCTGCTCCACGGCGGCGGCGACATGGTGTTCCGCCCCGGCATCGACCTGCTGCTGCAGGTGTGGACCCCCCACCCGGCAGACCCGGACGAGCCGGACTCCCCGACCCGCTCCGCCATCCCCGACCTGCGTGAGATCGAGGCCCTCCGCAAGCGCGAGTTCGCCGAGCTGGACAGCCGCCTCGCCGGCGCCGGGCTGCTCGCCCTGCCCCAGGGCATCGACTTCCCCCGCGGCCCCGACGACCCCCCCGGCGTCGATGGCTTCCAGCGGGTCCTCATGCGGGCCATGGCCACCTCGCTGCGGGACCGGGCCTCGGCTGAGGCGCTGGTGCCGATCCTGATGACCGTCCCCCCCGACGCCGTCGACAAGATCAAGCTGATCACGTTCTGGTCCGACCTCAGCGAGCAGCTGCTCCCGCTGCGGGAGGCCGCCGTCCGGTCCCTCGCCCAAGGCCTCGACATACCCCCAGAAATCCTGCTCGGCCAGGCCGACTCGAACCACTGGTGCGTCGACGACCAGACCGAAATCCTCACCGTCGACGGGTGGCGCACCCACGACCAGCTCGCCCCGGGCGACGTGGTGATGACCCTCAACCACGACACCGGCATATCGGAGTGGCAGCCGGTCGACGACGTGCGGCGGTGGCAGGTCGCCGGCCTGGACATGGTGGCGATGAAGGCCCCGGGCCACTCGTCGCTGACCACCCCGAACCACCGGTGGCCGGTCCTCACCGACGGGCAGCGGCGTTTCGTCACTACCGAGCAGCTGGGCCCGAACGACCGGATGGTGGTCGGGGCGTGGAACCCCGGCATGGCCGACCAGCCCCACCTCGACGCCGCCCCGGTCCTATACAGCGGCACCATCTGGTGCCCAGTCACCCCCAACCAGACGTGGCTGGCCCGCCACGACGGGACCGTCTTCTACACCGGCAACACCGCCTGGCAGGTGTCCGAAGACGCGATCACCACGCAGATCAAGCCGATCCTGTCCCGGATCGCGGACGCCCTCACCACCGGCTACCTGCGCCCGGCGCTCGAGTCGATGGGCCTCGACCCGGACCTGTACTCGTACGACTTCGACACCGCACCCCTGTCGGCCCGGCCCAACCGGTCCACCGACGCCCTGGCCTACCACGAGGAGCTGCTGCTCTCCGACGAGGCGGCCGTGGTCGCGGGCGCGTTCGTGCCGGAGCAGATGCCCACCCAGCGGGAGCGGCTGCGGCGCCTCGCCGAGAAGGCCCTCATGGCCGACCCGACCCTGCTGACCGACCCGACCATTCGGACGTTGATCGGGCTGCCGGCGCCGGCGCCGTCGGTGACGGCCCCGACCGCCCCGCCCGGGGTGGGTGGCCCCACCCAGCAGCCCGCCCAGCCGGGCGAACCTCAACCGGGTCAGCCGCGGGCTATCCCGGCCCAGCCGACCGAGGCCCCCCAACCGGCCCCGACCCCGACCCAACCCGCCCCCCAACCGGCCCCGTCGACGGCGAGCCTGCTCCTGCCGGTGGCCGGTTTGGCTGTGCGGCGGGCCCTCGGCCTGGCCGGGGTGCGGCTGATCACCCACCACCAACGCGACCAGTGGCCCGACACGCCCCGCTACCAGCTCCACACCCGCCGCGGCCCGGTCAGCCCCGGCGACGCCGAACGGGTCCTGCGCGGCGCCTGGATCGACCTGGCCCCCGCCGCCGAAGACCTGGGCCTCGACCCGGGCCAGGTGGAGGCCCTGCTCCACGGGTTCTGTCTGGAGCTGCTGACCCGCGGCTTGGGCTACGACCCGGCCCTGCTGCGTGACCTGGTCGACGCGGCCTGCACCGGCCGGCGCCTCAACGCCCCCGACCTGGTCGCGGCATGAGCACCCCGTGGGAGGTGCTCGCAGCCGTCGCGCGACGCAACGGCCTTGACGCACTGGTGCTGTGCGGCCACATCACCACCGCCCATGACGTCGACCCGAACGGGCCGCAATGGGCTGGGCAGTGTGAGGCGGCCGCCATCTGCCTCCTCGACGTCGACCGCGCCCACCGGGACCTGGCCGAGGTGACCTCGTGAGCGCCCGGATCCACCGCTACCAGGTGCCCGTCGACGACCAGGTCCACGTCATCGAACTCAACGGCACCCCCGCCCACGTCGGCTGCCGCGACCCGGAGGTGGTCGAGTTCTGGGCCATCCACCGCGACGGGGTGCCGCTGCGCCCGTACCGGTTCACGGTGGCCGGCACCGGCCACGTCCTGCCCGAAGGGTGCCGGGTGTGGGGCACCGCCACCGCACCCGGCGGCACCTACGTGTGGCACCTGATCGAGGTGACCGCATGAGCCAACCCTGGGACGGCACCGGCGTCGACCCGTACCTGCCTGCCCGCATCGCCCACGAAATCGACGCGATGGCCGCCGAGCGGCGGGTCTACCGGTCGTGGTGGTCGTCGCTGTCGCAGTGGCTGGTCGAGGTCCACCGCGGTGTGCTGGCCAGCGACCGACCCGACCCGAACGCCGTCTGGGCCCACGCCCCGGAATGGTCGTCGCTGATGGACGGCGTCGTGTACGGCTCCATCCGCGACGCGGTCGGCCTGCCCTACGCCCAGCTGTTCGGCCCGGACTACCTGTTCGATCACCGCCCGGCCGTCACGACCTACCTGGGTGAGGTCCACAACCGGATGGTCAACACCCCGGAGCAGGTCTACGACGCGGTCGCGTCCCAGGTCGCCGCCGGCGCCGCGGCCGGTGAGTCCATCCCGGCCATCGCCGACCGGGTCGATGAGGTCCTCACCGCCACCGCCACCCCGACCTGGCGCAACCGGGCCGTGGTGGTGGCCCGCACCGAAACGTTGGGTGCCCTGAACTTCGGCCGCTCCGACGCCTTCGCCGCGGTGGCCGACACGTTGGGCGGCGAGTTCGAACAGACCTGGCTGGCCACATTGGACAGCCGGGTCCGCCCGGCCCACCTCGCCGCCGACGGGCAGCGGGTGCCGCTGGGCACCCCGTTCCTCGTCGACGGTGAACACCTCATGCGCCCCGGCGACCCGAACGGGTCGCCGTCGAACGTCATCCAGTGCCGGTGCACGACCTTGCTGGAGCGGCCGGGCGAGACCACCGACATGACCGGGCGGGGCTTCAAGGACGCCGATGCCTGGTGGGCCAAGCAAATCGCGCAGGTCACGTAAGGAGCACAACTGATGGGTACGCGGTGGCGCGGCATGCTCGCGCCGATCGATCAGCCGACCGGCGACGGTCGGCGTATGGCCAAGGGCGCCTTCCGGGCCCGGCCGCTACCGCTGCCGTTGAAGTGGCAGCGCCAGGACGAGTCCGGCCACGACACGTCGGTCGTCGTCGGCCTGGTCGACACCCTCGACATCGACGAGGCGTCGGGCCAGGTATGGGCTGAGGGGGAGCTGTTCGACGACCAACCCAACCTGCCCCGCCTGTCCCAGGACGTGGCCGAAGCCATGTTGTTGACCGACAAGAAGGTCATCGGGCCCAGCGTCGACGCCGGCGCCGCGGACATGGTGTTCGTCCGGGAGGGCTCCGACACCCCGCTGACCGACGCCGACTGGGAAGACCTGATCCGGCAGGAGATGGAAACCGGCGAGCCGGCCCCCATCGAGATGCTTTTCACCGACTACGAGATCGCCGCCGCCACGCTGGTGCCGATCCCCGCGTTCGTGGAGGCCCGCCCGTTCCAGCTGCTCCCCGCCGTCGACCAGACCCAGGAGCCGTCGCTGGTCGCGTCGGTCACCGGCGCCACCGACCTGCCCATCGCCGACCGCGAGACGGCGTGGGACGGGCCCGCCGCCATGGGCCGGGTCTTCGACAAGTACACCGCCGCCGACGGCACCGTCGACACGGCCGCGGTGGCGAAGGCGTTCCTGTACCGCAACCCCGACGCCGACCCGGCCACCAAGACGGCCTACAAGCTCGGCTACGCCGACGTGGTCGACGGTGAGCTGCGCATCATCCCGCGGGGTGTGGCCGCCAGCGCCGGCGGCCACGGCGTCGACGCGGCCAACATTCCGGCCGATGAGAAGACCCGCATCAAGTCGAAGATCTGCACCCTGTACGGGCAGATCCAGGCAAAGTTCCCCGACTGGCCCGACTGCCCCACCTCATCCGGGTCGGCGTCGCGGCTAGCTGCCCTGACCGCGGCGGCGGTGCTGCCCGATGACGTGTTCACCGGCCCGGCCGACGCCCCCGCCTACCAGCTCGTCACCGTGGCCGCGGCCCGGCCCGGTGAGACGTTCCGGCGGGTCGCCGGGTACATGGCACCGTTCGGGGCCTGCCACGTCGGTTTCCGGGACGTGTGCATCCAGGTCCCGGCCGCCCACGTCGACTACGCCCTGTTCCACCGGTACCCGATGCAAACCACCGGCGGGCTGCTCGGGGTGGGGCGCATCACCACCGGCCTGGGCCGGGTCGGGTCCGGGTGCTCGCACCTGGCCTGCCGCCGCAACGACGACCACGCCTGCCGCGACTACGGGCTTTCCGAAACCATCGCCCACCACGACCGGATGCGGACCCTGGCCCACGTGCGGGCCACCGAATATCCGGGGGTCGGGGTGTGGGTACAGGGCATCGTCGCCGACGACGCCACCGTCGACGACCTGGCCGTGCTGGCCCGCCAGCGGGTGTCGGGTGACTGGCGTGACTACGCCGGGCACCTCGAGATGGTGGAGCTGCTCGCCCTGACCCGCGAAGAGCCCGGCTTCCCCATCCCGCAGACCGTGCTCCGCGACGGGCGGCAACGTTCGCTGATCGCCGCCGGGGCTGTCCCCCCGGCCGAGCTGCTCACCCCGGCCCGGGTTGAGCCGCCGACGTTGGCCGGGTTGGCCGCCATGTTCAACTCAGTCCTCGACCAGCTGCGGGCCGCGTTCCAGGGCGGCCTGTCCGCTGGGGTGGTCACCGCCGCCGACCAGCAGACCCCGCCCCCGGACCAGCAGCCCCCAGCACCGGACTGCCAGCCCGGCGAGCCGGGCTGTGAGGACATGCCCATGCCGGCCGACTACACGGGGGCGATGGTCGCCCTGCGCATGACCGACGACGACGCGGCCCGCCTCGCCGTCGACGGGGGCGAGCCGGCCGACCAGCTCCACCTCACCCTCGTCTACCTGGGTGAGGC